TTCCAGATATACAGCCCAGCGGATAGGTAACCGCAGAGCCGCTATTCCGGTTCCCCCAGTGTTGACTCTCCACGGATATAATCCGCAAGTTCCGTTCTTATTTCAGGTGGAATTTTGTTAAGGTTCTTCTCGACAATTCTATACTTATCATCAAGATCACGACCCTTTGATGGATCATCCCAAACAACTTCCGTGCCATCGGCAAACTTGAAATTATCCCACCCCTGAAGTCCGATCCTCAAGGCAAGCATAGTTTGCTTACCAAGAAGGAACTTCTCTTGCCTCTTTTTACCAAAGCCCTTGCTCTCAAACAACTCATCTTGAATGTCGGCAAATTCCTTAACGGTAAGAAATTTTAATTTCCAAATCACCTGGTCTTTGTCACTATCACCACGTTGTGATTTAGCGACATACCTAATTACTTCATCTGTTTTAACGCCGAATAATTTTCCCATTTCACTATTCCTTTCTCTTACCAAACGATTAAATGCTTCCGGGTCTAATAAATATCTAAGCACATACCAAAAAACAAATCTATGAAGCTTCCAGGACTCAGCTCTGTACTTACCTCCATAGATAAAATACATTAGTGCATAATTATTTATGTGTGTCGCCACATAAATAAGTACAGATAATGGTGAAAACAAAATCCATAAAATAACCTTCAAATAAAATGGTAAAGGGGGCGTTTTAGCCCCCCGTTCCAGATTCCCCATATGCTACAGAGCCGGGACGTTATTGACAAGCGTAATACGCATGTCAGGAACGGAATCGGCATGAAGACTTGTGTAGGGCATTTCAACCTGAATAATTCCCTCATCAGCAATAGTAGGCGTGGTGCCATCGTACCTAATCTTGGGCTGGCGGATAATCATTTGGAATTGAGTTCTGGAATTCCCCAAGGCCGAATAAGTCTTATTGGTAATATAATCATCATGGGTAAAGGCCATCACCAGATTCCCGGCGGTGTTGTTGACAAACCTTCTATAAAGGTCAAGGTTGTCAAACTCTACCGTCATGGTGCCTTCAGTGGTTCGGCGTTGTTCGGGAAGTTTCTTCCTCTGCCTATCACCAAGATCATACTTCTCACCATATAGGTTATTATTCAGGGTGCAGTTCCATGACATTACCGGCTGAGAGTCACCATCGATGGTCAGAGAGCCATCAAAACCAGCAAAGGGGTCAAGGGCACTATAACTGGCGGTTTCTGCCAATTTGAAGGTATCTATGGTCCAAGTATCATTTGCAATCAGGGCAGACCTGTCAGGGAAGAAAATAGTAAAGCCGGTATCAACGTTGCTGGCAATACGAACCTGGGTAGGATCCGTAGCAGAGGTAGTGTAGGTATCACCCCAAGTGGAACCACCATCACCCGAGAACCGAATAGTGGCAGTACCAGGAGCACCACCGCCAACTATTTCGCATGTTAAGGCAACACTTTCGCCACTGTCTTCACCCTTATAGTCACCTGAAGTTGCAGGTTCCGAAACAACGTCGGCAACATCAAAAGTAAACCATATATAACTTGCGCTTTTAATGCTCGTTGCCGTGACATCAAGCAATATACTCGAATCAGCATCGAAAGAAGAATAAGGAGCAATAGCACAAGAAATATAAGCGAGGCTGTCAAGATACGCTACCAAACCACCAACTGTATGCACCGCATACTGAACACTGGTGTCAGGGTCAATATAAGGTATACTAATATCCAGAATAATATCTTCTGCACCAATCGAAGAATCAATAGTCAACTGATGATTGACTTTATCAATATCCAAGGTGCAAGTACTGCCCGCTCCAGTATACTTAATCTTAAAGGCATCCTTGGCATTACTGGTATTTCCACTATCAGCAACAGCACGGGAAGCAGTGGTCGCCCCTCTTGCCATTATATTAAAAGTACCAGTAAAGATTTCACCGGTTGAGGCGGTTAGAGTCAACGTATTAACCTTGCAGCCGGTATAAGTAAAGGCAGCAATGTCTCTACCAACTTCCATAGTCATCCCGGCAGGCAGCGTAGGTGCAGCATCAATAACGTGTTGGAATACACCCCATCCAAAACATACAAGAAAGTCTTTGGTGGCTCCAGGCCCACCAATCAATTCAATAGATGCCACTGCACCAAGCTTATTGGCCAGATCAGTTCCATCAGCATAGTCTGCAGTCTGAACAGTGGTCAGAGTGCCACCGGCGGCATAACTAGAAACGGAATAAGCCTTTAGGCCCGTTCCAGTTACATTGATCAAATTCATTAATTCCTGAATTGTATCAGCGGTTGAATCAGCCAGGTTTATACTGACTCCTAGTCCAGTACCGCCTGTTGGCACAACATCAAAATCGGTGGCTAGACCACTTCCGTCTACAGTAATTGACAACTCGGCACTGGTCATACCAGCATCAATCACCTTCAACACAAAGGCAGAATCAAGCCTGGTGGTAACTACCGAGCCCAAAGCATGCTTAAACACTTTTTCCAAACCTTCAGCAACAATTTCGACATTGACATCGCCTCCAGCAGATTCAACGCCTCTGATGCTTTTGTGAATCGCCCTGTCTGCTCGTAATGAGTTGGATATTAAAGAACCCAACTCGCTGACAAGACTTTCGTTTACCAGCTCCAAAAAGTAATTTGGCGCAGGTTGTTTCTTTCCCCACTCACCTTCCTGGGAAAAGCCTATTTGGCCTCTTGCACCAACGGCAGGTCCTACGGCTGTCACGCTCATAATGTTAAACCTCCTTTATTTTAATTAATCTACATTCAAAACCGTATGTAGCTTATTCACCTGTAATCTTACCAGCCCTCCGGCCATTATCTTATCCCCAAATAAACGAGGCTGATATTCAATACCTAAAACTTCGCATCTCAAAGGATCACAAAATCCATTAACAGAACTATGCTTTGTGAACATTTGGCTAATCTTCCACAATATGCTTTGAACTTCTTTTTTTCTTGCATCTGTTTCCGGCTGCTCATGAAAATACCATATATCGAAAGTCATTATGACCGTGAAATTTCTCTTGGTTTTGCCTATCCAAGACCTTAGCTTTAAACTCTGGCCTACTAAATCAACCGCAATGGAGCGTGGCTCGGGAATAGAAATTTTCTCATCATAGATTTGCCGAAATCTAATACCTATTTCGCTACCCTGGTATAGTTTGAAGAGTTCTTTAATATTTTTGACCGCATTATCAAAAATATTATCAAGGCCGCCAAGATCAATATCCCTGCTCATAATCCGTATCCCTCAATAATTCTATCAAGTTCAGCCTTAAACCTTACGGCTATTCTTTCAAACTGTTCTTGAGGCAAATCAATTAACTTCCCACCACGATCGCGTAGCCACCCATCAAAATATTCAGGGTATCCATTTGTAAACGCATCCATATCAATACCCCAAACCAGCTCCATTCCTCTAGTATAGGTTGCCTTGTAACTACTTATTCTTCCTTTACCACCATGAAAGGCTCTTTTTAGGGCTCCAGTCTTAACACCCGTAGGAAGACCTCCTTTCTTGGCCTTATAAAATGGGTTATTAGGAAACTTGGCATCAAATTCATCAAAACGCTCTTTTTGAATTTGGCGAATTTCGTCAAGTGCTGCCTGCATTGGCCTCCTAAGATCAGTAAGTTTAAGCTCAAGCTCTTTTAGAGACTTCTTAAGATCACCAAAATTAAATTCAATTTGGAAAGCAATCATCGCTTATAACTCACATCATCTTCAGTGTCAGTGGTTTTATCAATAGCACCTTCAAACTCGCCTTCAACACCATAAGTATTTATCAGGGTGTCATGTGATCGCCACCTTGGAAGACTTTCAACATTAGCCTCTTCATACCATGCAATAAATTCCTGAAGGGCATTCTTGGCGGTAAGGCACCAACTTTCAACCGGACTTTCATCAAGCTCAGAACCAGCATATACTGATCGAAAGATCTCACACGCCGATTTAAATTCAGCTACATATTTTAGAACTTCCGGTACCGAAACATTGTAGTCGGCTTCCCAGGGAATATTTGTTGAGTCTCCATATATGGTACCGAGCGTATTGTTTATAAACCCTCCGCTCACGCCATCAATAAAGGCTTCTACATCGTCAGTGCTTATATTAGAGCAACTGGTAAAATAAACAATATCCCCATTTACCGCACTGCCCGACCAATTAGTGGAATCTATGGCGAATTGAGAAGTGGTGAAGATGCTTCCTGTGTCCCCAATTCCTAAATACCCGAGAGTTTCGCCAGTAACCTCAAAACTGGTAGAACCAGAAAACGCAATCTCAAACCTTTCAGTCCCGGCATACGACTCCTGAAAGGTAATAGCATTGAGCCGTATTGTACCAGCATTACCAATATTATACCCAAGCTCTCTGTAGGCTTCAGAGGTTCGCACTTTCTTTTGTGCGCTTCTTAGGATTCTTCTAACATCTTCAACAGTACAATACGGCCTAGCCATTTATATTAACCTCTTAATATGAAAGTTATTGTCAGCGATCCCTTCTGCTCTTCTTTTCTTTCTCGAAAGACTTCTTTTTGCTTTTAATAGGAAGCTCTTCTTCTTCCTCTTCTTCTTCCTCTTCTTCTGACTCCTCTTCCGATTCCTCTTCTTCTGGCTCGTCAACATCTTCATCTGGCTCAGGCTCTATTTGAGGGCTTGATTTTCGTTTTCTACTTCCCGAAATCAATTCATCCCCGAGTGTGGATAGTTCCACGACATTCCTGGCCCTTATTTCCCTTTTGGCTATATCATCCGGCAGAATGATCTCATCGCCAATTTCAGGAAAAATGTTTTTCTTACCGTCAAAGAATTTTGCGTGAGCAATTTTTACAATAACTTTCATACCAAAACTCCCTTCATATTTACCATCTTAAAAAACTAGGCAATGGTTATGGTTGTCCAATTCGTTCCGTCTTGGCAATATTTTAAATTACCAGAAACGTCAGCATATAATCTGCCAGCTTTGGCAGTAGGGGCAGTTGCCTGAAATGCAAGATCAACAAACTCTGATATGTCAATCTTTTCAGCCTTAGTTTTGCCCCATAGAATTCTCGTTGCATCACTCATTTAATTTCTCCTTATGCTGATAAGGAGTAGTAGCTTAAATTAGCTACTACTCCTCAGCCTTTGAGACATTGAGCAACTACACCTTGGCATTAGTGAACATGTAGCCAGCGGCCAGGGTAGTGATCTTGGGGGCATACACCGCATTTAGTTTGATAAACTCACCATCACGGTCATCATCGCGCCACCGGGCAACTCTCCTCTGGCTGGACACAAAGGTTCTGCCAAGAGTAAGCTGATGGCGAGGATCAACGAAACCGCATACTACGTTATCGCTGATAAGCCAATCATAACTGGCAGTTAAACCTTCATCGGCAGTATTGAGAAGGGCATCAGTAATGATGATTTTCATGGAACGGAGCGAACCAGGAAGACCAATACCGGTAATCATATCAGTGCTGTGATGTTTCAAGATTTCCATAATCTTGTCATCCTTGGATACTGACTCAGCGATTTCAGTATTGAAGCTTATTTGATTCGGACGTTTTCCAATGGACTTGCTGATGGCAATAATGGCAGAAGAAAGATCGCCAAGAATATCAGGAGCGGTTCCACCGGCCCAAGCAGTGGCAGCAGTCAACGCAGTATAATAACCACCCTGCAAAAGACCACTGGAACCAGTCAAAAGAATCCAGGTATCAAGTTCTTCCGAAAGAAGCATCTTTTCGGTAAGGAACTCAACGGTATCAATCTTAGGCTGAATAGGTGCATCAGCCTGTTGCATGGCACGATCAGTTACGATATCTTTGATAGCTCTTTCGTAACAAGAATACGTTGCCTCATCGTAACTAAGCGTGGCCTCTTCGGTGATTGCCCCATCGGCTTTCTTCGGCGCACCCTTGAACCATCCATCCCGGTTGTAGATTTTATACTTTCCGGTTTCTTTTTGGACGCCCATAGGCGGGAGCCACATTTGGCCAGTGTATTCAGCATTCGAGTACTTCACAGTCAATGCTGTCAACACTTTATCATCATGGATATATCCTTGCTTAATATTATACATAGTCTGATTAACCTCCTTCGTTATAAAGTAGTTGAATTATCCTAGCATTGACTCAATTATGAGTTTGCGATAATTCCATGTCCCAACATTAGAACGGGGACTCTTTCACCAATGGCATCAGCCGTTTCCAGGGCAATACCCACAACGCCAAGAAGAGTGGCACCGTCGGTATAGGTTTTACCGGCTATAGAGCCAGCGGTAACACCAGACACCACAGCAAATTGGCCACGGGTAATACCAGCCGCCGCACTAATAAGTTTTTTGATCGGTCCAGGGCACAATACCACAACCTCTTCACCATCAGCAGCATTGCAATGAGCGACACCAATAATGGCAATGGTGGTAGTGGTAGTATGTTTTTTAACCTGTCGGCCAGCGGTTCCAAGTTCAAGAATCTGACCTTCCGAAATAGCCCCTTCGGCTTTGAAAGTGTGGAGAAAACCATCTACTTGATCCCCACGGGTGTACTGATAATCTGTTTGATTAGCCATGCTAATTATACCTCCTTACAAAAATAGTTTTTCTTTCTAACTATAGCCGCAGCCTAATTAAATTCCGAGTCTGTCTCTATACTTCGGATCCTTGGAAAGCTCAACAATCATCTCGCCATAGGAGAGCTTACGCTTAGAAGCCATTTCCTCAATTTCCTCAACGCCAAGGGCCGTGGTTTTCTCGGCACCCTTGGTCATCTCGGTGGTGGTAATACGGCTGTCAGTGGGAATGGCAGAAAGGATTCTGTTGATAATATCCTGGAGGGAAAGTTTATGCTCGACAATCTTCTTTGTGGTGCCTTCAATGACTTCCTCGGAAAGCTTCACAACCAAAGAATCTTTTCCGTCATAAGCTTCTAATACGGCGGTGATCTCTTTAACAAGGCCAGGCCAGAACCCCTGATCGGAAAGCTCCTTGGCGAAAGTTTTTACACCATCAGCATATATCTTTTTCTGGCTAGACTCATCGCGTTCTTGCAACTTTCTAATAGAATCGCCAAGAGTCTTATTCCCTTCTTGCAGCGTTTTAACGGTTGCCTTGAGTTCAGCGTTCTGTTCGGCAAGAATTTTCGTCTCATCCATATTAATATCGCCGAGTTTCTTCTCGAAAATCTCAAGCCGCTTGTTGAACTTTTCTATTTTTTCAAGACCATTCTTATCGTCAGCCTTGATCTTACCTACCCGATCAGTCAAGGAAATAACGCGCTCTTTAATTTCCTCAAGTTTCTCATCGGCTGAATCATCATCAGAACCAAGATCTTCGGCCTTTAGCCCGGCAATAGTCTCGGAAAGAGATTTCATCATTTCCTGAAGCTTATGAAGTTCTTCTTTTTGAATTCCCTTATCGCCATCCGTGAGGGCAGCAATTTTGGTCTTCAATTCGTTTACCTTTTCCTGAAGTTTTTTCAACATCACAACCTCCTTATTTTGATTTGCGGTTAATGAATTACTCTTATTATCGCTACTATCCATTTCCTTCTTTTCTGTTTTCCTCCTCTTTTCTTCCAGAACTGGCGAAAATACTGTTTCACCATCTTCCGATAGAACTACCGGCATCATGCCTTTAATGAATGGTCTATTAGTTAAACCTCCTCCAAGAACTGTTGGTCCATATATCTTACCAGTTTCACGGTCTTTATAAGCCTCGTTATACTCGGTGGAAAAATAAATAAACTCCTTATCCTTTAGAGACCTAAACCCTCTAGGGGTAAGTTCAACATCAGCAAAAAGTTTATCATCTTTGGAATGAAGTTTCTTCAACCAAGCAGCAGCACCCCAGTCGGGCCTATGCTTAAAATCATAAGCAATATGATCTTGCGGAATACCTTTTCCGAAATTCTTAATGAACGATTTGAATGTATCCTCGTCAAAAGCTATGGTCCCATATTCAGGATGCTCAAATTTGCCTGCACGCAATACCTGGATTGTGGTATTTTTTGATTTCTCAAAATCGTCATCGGCAAGTTTAATTCCCTCTGAAATGCAAAACATTACTTTTTTGGGCATCTCAAAGTTTCTATTATACTCCTGAATATCTCCTTCCACCATAGCCTGAATATCTTCTTCTGTCATGGTATCAAGATCTTCAAGAGTTAATGACATCAGAATTGTGTTAAGAGCTTTGTCGTAATCTTCAACACTCATATGGGTTGGATTCTTCCCATATTTCTTTTTATACTGAGCAGTGCAGATAGCATAAGAGGAACTTTCAGATTTGCCCTGCTTAATTAAATCGCTAACACATTTTTTCCAGACCTCTGGCATTTTAGTACCCTCCTTCTGCTGGATCAAACTAAAATCCTATTCTATTATTTAATTACCATTACGATATCAGATTGTCAAGGCAAATAACTAATTATTTTTAAACATTTAGGAAAGGCCATAAATAATTTTCTGACTATCGCCATATTTATATATACCATCTTTTCTAATCCATCTAGTTCTGCTGCCACGGGAATCAATATGAAAACCTCCTGGATGCGGTCGCCATTCTGGATATACACCAATGCCAAGAAAATCATATAGACCAAGAGCCGTAATTGCTTTCTCAAGGTGCATATATTGGGTCACTAATGCAATCTTGGTATTGAAGTGAAAATCAGTTGCCATGCCTTTATAATGAAAAGAATCTATTGAGTGACCAGCCTGCTCATATGAGCAATGTATTATCATTTGCCAATTACTCAATGGATCCTTACTCATATAGCTTCTTATTAAGTATAGGTGGTGAATATGAAACCATTGAACCTGTTCTATATCTCCCCAATTTTCGGTTGGATTAAAAAATATTAAACTTGAAAATTGAGATAATTTCATTTTCGCCTACTTTCCTGGAGTTTTATTATGTCCTAGTAGGGCCTTGAACGTAGCACTATGATCTATTAAGATTCTTCTCCATTCATCACGAACTTCATCAGGCTTTTCTACTATAACCTTCAGAGATTCAGCAGCCATAATTAATATTTTAGACCTGTTAAGAATCGTAAATCTATCAAAAGGCTTGGCTAAGAAGTCTGTTACATTGGTAATTGGCATCGACATGATTTCTTCTATAGGCGGGTCATAACCTGAAATAATTAGAAACGGAACATGCTCATCTAACTTAGATAGTGAGACTGCTAAATCTGTTCCATTTCTATACGTATGTATTCTAACATCGATAATATATAAATCGGTCTGACGTAAAATTATTGGATCTATATCAAGAACCGCCCCTGCGCTTGTAAAGCACCCAACTTCATAATGATCTCGCATGCAATTTTTTATAATTTCCAAAATATCTTTATGATCGTCAACTGCTATAATTCTTCTTTTATTAATAATCGCATTCATGGTTTAATCCCACCACATAACTTTCCAATCTGGTTAAGAGACTCAACTAATTTATACCCTAAACCTATTAGGCCGATAATTATTGAAGTCATTCCTACCCAGGCCCATTTTATTTGCCCAACAATCTTAACCGTATCAATCCGGTGATCATTTTTGCAAGTGGTGCAGTTTTCAATATGGCCAGACAAAACACCAATCATACTAGACTGTTTATTTAAAATTTCACCTTGCGCCCTAATTAGTACCTCCTCATTGGCTAAAATTTTAATATGATTTTCTGATAGAGCCGCATAACTTTCCATCTGGTTCTTATACGACTCCATCAGAAGGGAAATATCTTCTCTATTAAGCCCAACAGCCATTAGTGCAGACTTTCCTTTTTGGGTTCAGAAACATCAGAGCATTCACATATAATGGGCATAATTCGGTGTATGATATTAGGAGTCATTATATTCGGCAAATCACTTAAATCTATTTTACTTACGACAGCCTCGACTTCTTCCTCAAGGAATTTCTCTATTTCAGGTTCTTTTTTGGCACGATTAGAAATAGCCTCTGCGTATTTATCCCGCAATACTTTCAGCCGCTCATCAAATTCAGTGCGGTTAGCTTCAATAACAAAACTACCGCCAAACAAAAGAGGCTTTCCACTAGAATCTTTATCAGCCAACTGGTTACACAGGTCTATTCGCTGATTCTCATAAGCCACAAAATCATCGGGAAGTTTTATTACCTCTTTTATTGTAACTATTTCTGGATTGATGTTAATCTTGGTCTTGGCAACCGCATATGCAAATCTAACACTGCCTTGCATGTTTGCTAGTTCTGCCAGCGTGTTATCAAGAACCACTAAGTCTTTTCTCTTAATTCTTACCAAACTCATTGTGTTTCTCCTTACCAAAGTACTCGTTTATGCTGCTTTCTTCCTTAATATCCATGGCCGGGAACCAATTTCCTCAGCCAGACAATTCATACAAACTGCAAGGTAGGTGCCCTTGCTTTCATTTTCCCATTCGTGCATGTAATCATTATCGCAAACCGGGCAATGAGGTTCGGCAGGCCCGAAGGTTGTTACCGTTCCGCTAGAACCTCTCCATTTGCCAGCACCGGCATCAGCATAGAGAACACCACCGCTGGTTGGATTGGTAGATGGATTAGTACCAGCATTTTTAATTCCGAAAACACCAGCACCACTACC